CAGGGGTGGTCCCGCCGATCACAGTGCCGTCGATGGTGCCGCCGTTGATGTCTGCTGTGGAGGCAACAAGAGGTACATCCAACCCGCTTGCATTAAACTCACCGATCTTAGAGCCACCAACGGAAATACCGATCTCGTTAGCAGTCTCACGGAAGAAACCAGTGTCTTGGTCTTGTGTGAATGTAATGCCGGGAGTGGCAGCAGAGCCATCATCAAACTTACCTTCACCGGCCTCGTCAGCTACAGTCTGAAAGTCATTTATGAGCGTAGTGACCTGACCAGCTAGATCAGCCACAAGGCTCTGCGTAGGAATAATCTTGTAGTCTTGACCACTCTGAGTAGACCCAAGGTAAGGGTCAGCCAGCACAAGGACTGTAGCGGAAGTAATTGATTCAATCTCGTATAAGTTATCGTCAGGGCCGTAGAAGGCTTCCCCGATCTGAGCGCCCGACACAAAGTTAGTACCACTACCAGTGACTGTGGTCGAGCCGTTTGTTACGCTGACGGTGCCTGTATCATACCAAGCCATCGTGTATCTCCATAAATCTCAAGTTCATTTTATCATAGTTGGGTGCATGGCGAAAGTTACCCCGGAGGATCAGGCCACACCACATTCCTTGGGTCATCCGTGTTCTCAGGAAGGTCTCTAAGCGCCTGACGGTAAGTTGCCCACGCAGCTTGATCTACAGGTGCGTCAGGAACTTGAGTCCAGTCACTCTCATCCAATTTGGAATTTCTCTCTCTACGCAAAAGGAAAAAACCAGATGCTATATCATATTCATATGAGAGGCTTTCTTCATCCCAGAAAAAAGCTGGCCCCGGTGCGACAGGTTTCTCGCAAACCGACTGCCCATCCCAGTAATGCTTATCTGGGTCCACCATAAAGTCACACTCTACGACAGTCTGACCCTCATCAAGCGTCTCTTGTGTAGCAGATAAGGATTTCTCGTCCAGAGCCACCCCTTGAACTATCTTCTCATTTTCCAAGATGGCGTAGAACTTCATTATTTCCTCCTAGTAAACGCGCTTAGGGTGATGCTTCTCATTGAATAAGAACCTGAGCCACTAAGGTTTGTCCCGACACCCCGCAGAATTACTGTATGGGTTCCTGTATAACTTGCGCTAACTGACTGTCTCATCACTAGTGTAGAAAGTCTAAGGGGCGTGTAGGAACTTGTAAGTGTCAAGGATGGGGCGGTCTCAACAACACTACCATTGTACAAAAGTTGTGGTTGAAGTGTTGCGCTACCAGCCATTGGGTAGCCGGAAGATGTCCCAGTTTGAACCACATAAGTTGCCTCAAGAAGAAGGAGATCACCGTTATCGGCAGCAAAAGAAATTGTCGAGTAGTTGTCGTTGAATGGTCCTGAAAAACTACCAGACCAGAACCTATTAAACCCATTATAAGAACCATATGCAGCAGTGGTGATTGCGTTATTCTTAACTTTAATTGTATCAACCGAAAGGTCTACAATAGCCGCTTCATCAATGAACGCATTTCTTATGTAAGTACCAGCCGGATAAACTACACCATCAATATTCCTTGAGGACGTAAAGACAGTGAACGGATAGTCACCACCATTGTTGTTACTATCAAATACGGCAAACTGGTCAGCCCTGACATTAAACGCAGAACCACCAGCACCAGACAAAAGCTGATAGCCAGAGATGTTCCCATTGTTGTCAATCTGGACACCGTAGCGCCCCTCAATGCCATCAACGCTTTGTGATACTTGACTGATGGTAGTGGTGTTATTGCCAACCGTAGTGGACAAGCTGCTGATCTGAGATGCCTGTGCGCTGATGTCTCCTTCGTTGTCAGTTACCCTAGTGTTTAGACCAGAGATCGCTGTAGCGTTACCACTGATGTTACTTTCAGCAGTAGTAAGGTCACTAGACAGACTGTTAATCTGACTTGCTTGTGCACTAATCTGACCTTCAGCACTCGTAACCCTAGTGTCCAATCCAGAGATCGCTGTAGCGTTACCACTGATGTTTCCTTCAGCAGTCGTAAGATCACTCTGAAGTGCAGTGATACTGGAGGAGTTTGAACTGATATTTCCTTCTGCGCTTGTGACCCGTGCATCAAGAGAGGAAACAGCAGATGAGTTTGCAGAAGTATCAGTCTCAAGATCGGTCAGGCTTGCCTGAAGAGTAGTGATGTCAGAAGCCAGTGCACTGTCAGCATTTGCTCTAGTGGTTTGCTCAGAAACGATAGACGCCTCGTTAGCATTAATCTGAGCAGCCAGTTCCGTCCTGACTTGTGCTAGAGCCTCCTTCTGGTCATTCACATCCGCAGTAAAAGACTGACGAGCGTAAGCCACATCTTGAGTGATATACTTCCTGTCATTGTAACGACCCAAGGCTTCTTGAAGCGTCAACTCGCCCAGGTCATCAGTCTTGTTAGACAACCTCCTTACGTCTTGAACAGCAATGTTAATGGTCGGCGCATCAATACTGTCTAGCTGGATTTCAGCAGTATTCAGTCGCGTGTCAACGTCATTGAGTGCAGTTTGACTAGCCTTGAGGTCAATCTCGCCTTCAGCAACAGTAATGCGTCCTTCAAGCGCCTCAACGCCCAAGGTTCCATCATTGACATCATACAAAGACCCAGTGCTTGTGAGCGTGATAGCACCCTCAAGAGCATCAATGTCAATCTCTGCCGTATCAACCCGCGCAACAGTGTTCTCAAGTTCCGTGATGGTCGCTTCTGGCAACTGCGCGGCTGCAATCTCTGAGTCCACATAGGCGGTTGTGGCTGTAAGCGTAAGCTGCGACTCTACAGCATCAAGGTCGATCTCAACGTTATTCACCCGATTATCAAGAGCAGACAGACCTTGGATCGTCACAGAACCAGTATCAGGGTCAACAGTAATGCCTGCGTCGTTTATACGGCCCTCAAGGGCAGACGCATTAAGAGCAAGCTGGAGTGAGTCAGTAGCAAGTTGCGTTGTGGCGTCTTCTAACTGTTGTTGGTAGTCAACTGTGATGTTGTAGTCAGCAATATCTACCTTCTGGCTAATATCAGTGTTAATGCCATCAAACACATCAATCACGTCTTGAGCAAAGTTATCGTACTCAATGATTGCAGGGCCAAGATCGGCAGTGGTGATTGTGCTTGTAGTCGCATTAACAGGACCAGTCTTCCCGCTTTCATTGCCACTGTAGTCAACAGCAGAGACCCAGTAGTATTTCGTGACAAGAGGCCCAAGATTTGCACGAACAAATGAGTTACCGGAAGAACTCCCGATTTCAGTAGCGTTCCCAACTACGTTATCATCACTCTCGAAGACCTTGACGTAATTGAAGTCAGCATTGGCAGGGTTTGTCCACTTGACCTCAATAAATCCAAGACCACCGGAAGCAGAAAGATTTGTTGGTGAATTGGGGGCAATAGTATCACCACCAACTTGGGCTGTAGCAGAAACATAAGGACCGGATACCCCAAAAGTATTTATAGCCTTAACACGGATGTCATAGACCACATTCTCAACAACAGGGGCGATCTGGTATTCAGTAGAACGAAGACTGACGCTGTTGTATTTAGACTCACCTTGCCTTCGCCACTCAATAACATACGAGTTCACAAACTGTGCATCAGGCTCATCCCAATCCACAATGAATGAGTTTACAAAGGTGCCGTCTTCAGTGGTGAACCCACCGTCAGAAACAGTCAGGTTCTTAGGTGCCTCAGTCAAGAACGGGCTGGGCAGGTTCGTGTTGTCACGCTCGTAAACAGCACCATCGTCAACCTCATCAAAGACACTCTCGCTGATCTCACGCAGCGTCATCTGCACTTGCAGGTCTTGAGCGTCAGTCAGACCAAACGTCCAAGAAGCAACCTCAAACTCTTTTTGCACCCACCCAAAGCGATCCACACTAAGCTGGATGATGTCTCCGACCTGAACCTGAAAGGCTTTCATCCCAAAGGATGCACTGATAGTAAGTTGCTGACGGTTACGCTCAAGGAAGATACGAGCGATCCTACGAGCCTCGTCTGCTGTATCAGTAAACGGCAGGTTCAGGTCAACAACTGACTCAACACCATTGTCAGCATCCAAGAAGTCCTGATTGCGGAGTTCTGGGTAGTCGGTAAACTCGTAGGCACTCTCTGGCCCTTTGAACGTGCCTTTTACGATATTGAAGTTGTCTCTGCGCGAGTGCCGAGTTTTAACAGCCACACTACTACGCAAATCGTCTTCTGTGAATGAAACAGTGGGGGCTACGTAATAAGCAGGCTTCATGCGCCACTTACCTTGAGCGTACCACAACAGACCGCCCATAGACGTGAGCATTTCACTGAGAAGATCAATCGGGGTCACTGCCGTGGTGAACGCGCCATTACAGGTGTAACGCTTGGCACCACTGACAGTATTAGTCTCATCACAGACATTCGCAGCAGCAGCTACAAGTGTATCATCAATGTTTGCAGCCTCTTCATTCAGGCCGTAGTCAGACGCAATATAGTCACGCAGGCAAAGCGCAGGATTGTCGCTCCAGGCCGTCGTATCAGTCCGAGGATCATAGAGTTTCTTCCCCTTGATCGTGCAAAGGATTTCAGGGACACCATTCGGGAAGTCATCCCCAAGGCCGTGGAAGATGTCACACGAAATGTAAGCACAGTTGTTTAGAACGTGGTTGTTTGTCCAGCCAACACCATAGGACACAAGGCTTGCGTCTGCCGTGGTTTGCGTCCCGTCAAAGAACCGCATAACGATAGAGCCTGAAAAGCTACTAAAGAAGTTCGACTCGTAGCGACTTCCGTTGGGTGTAAGGGACGTGCCATTAGGGACTTCGGAAGGCTTTGTGATGACCTGACCAGTCCCCATAACCTTCCAAGATGTAATCTTTTCGCCGTCAATATAAACTTCTTCGTAACCCTCAATCGGGTGTCCTGTGTGAACAATCACCCGATAAAGCGTTGAGTTCACAATGTCGTTTGAATTGGAGTCAAAGACAATCGCACCGCCAACACGGGTCTGGCCGTAAATCACCTGCCGATCTAGGTTTGAGCGTTTGCCGTTTAGACGAAAGCCACCAATGCCAGCCTTACTCTCAGAACTGGGTTTGGGCGCAAGAGCGTTAAGGGCTAGGCCGACGGCGGCTTGGGTGAGGAAGCCAACTGCTGTTGTGAGAAAGGCACCAAATTTAAACGCCGCCACCGCAGGTGCAAGTCCGGAGACCGTCCCTAGAACGGCAGAACCAATCGCAGCAGCAGCGGTGAAGACAGCCATTAAAGCACCTTTTCGAACCTAGTTTCGATCTTCTGGTATCCTAGACGCTCAAGGAGAGGATCAATAGGATGCCGCTCGGTCACGGTCACATACAAAACCTTATGCCCATCTTCTTTAAGGCATTTTTCGGCAAATTTAAACATCCGAAGTCCGACACTTCCGCGTCGATACTGCTTGTCCAAGTATATGACATCATTGCTGGCAAGCATAGCCTTCTGGGAGTGCATTGACGGGAAGACGATCACAGTAAAGTAGCCAATTAGCTGGCCGTGATCTCTTGCGGTAAATATGTAGAAGTTGCCCTGCTCTTCTAGCAGTTCGTATAAATCCCAATTAGGATCAAGCGGCAACATTTCCTTATTGTGCTCAATTTCTTCCCAGTCTTTTTGCAAAAGAGGCCAAACTTCATCGCGGACCGAGGCAAGAAACTCTTGCTGATATGTGATGTCAGCGCCCATAGAACGGTGCGTCAATCACGCTGTTGCCAGAAGTCCCCCAAAGAATCCGCTGAAGCTGAATGCTCTCAACGAAATCAAATCCGAGATCATTGGGGTAAAGAGACTTCTGATATTGACTGGTATAGCGAGCAACCCTGGCGCGCTCTAAGTCAATCAGCTTGTTCTCAACCTTTAACTCAATGGTTGATGTCTCGGCGCCCTCATCAATGTTCATTTCGTCCATGTAGCCAGAGAATATCTCGGCAAGATCGCTGTAGGTCGTGCCATCAGAAACACCAAAGTGTATCTTGCACACACGTCCCTGATAAGGCTCACTGAGAGCCAATGACACCAATTCGCTGGGGATGCCGCTCAAGGTGAGAGTTGCGCCCTTGACGGCGATCTCAGAGGTTTCCTCAACGGCTGAAATACTCATCAGGCTCCCAGCGCCGGTGTATGTGTTGCCATCAAGCACTTGATCGCCAATACCAGTCCACAAGCGCAGCGTTTCATTGCCGTCAAACAGCAACTCAACGGCAAAGATCGGCCTGATTACACTGTCGTCTAATGCGGCCTCAACAACCGCCGGAATAGCGCGACTACCCATTAGATCGCCTCCACTGCGCCGAATGTTACGCCATAAATGCTAGCCTCGTTAATTGACCAGGCTTGCTCATTGGATGCCAGTCGGAAGTTGCCGACAGCATTGGTTACGGTTACTGAGTCCGTTCTAATCCCTCTGACATAAGGCCATATTTCAAGCGTGACTGCTCCAGCCGATGTGGTGTTGCCGGTGTTTAGAACTTTATGCAGCGTTGCACCCGATCCAGTCCCGATCTGGATGTAATCTCCCGGCAAAAGCCAACCCGCCGTGTCCGCAGGGGCACCCGTCACAATGATCGTGCC